GTAAATAAATAAATAAATAAATAAACAGTTTTTAACTGCTTGTTTATTCGGTGATTTTATACAACTAATAAATTTTAAAATATGTCTTTTCCAAAAGTTACGGTAGGTTATAGTAACGGTAATTTATTACTGGATATTGCTGCACTGGACGGTATTGCAGGCTTAGTTATAAGCGTTGTAACGGTTGCCTTAATTGGTGTGCCAAAACAAATATATAATTTACCCGATGCGGAAGCCCAGGGCTTTACTTTAGCTGCTGAACCTTTTGTCCACAGACACTTAAGCGAATTTTATGCAGAAGTTGGCGGTAACCAATTGCTTTGGATTATGGGCACTGCCCAAACCATGACAATGGCTGGCGCATTAGACACTACAGATATTACCGGCGCTGTTAAACTTGTTAGTGCCGCTGATGGTGCTATAAGAATGCTGGGTATCTGCAGGCAGGCCAATACTGGTTATAATGCAGGTGTTAATTTTTTAGATACGGATGTTGATAACGCTATTATTGCGGCTAATATTTTTTGTAAGGCACAGCTAACAGCTTTGCGCCCTTTGCGTGTGCTGATTGAAGGGATTGTGGCAAATGAAAACAGCATTGTAATTAATGCACCTAAACTTGCTGGTGTTGGCTTTGCTGGTGTGGTGTTGGGTAGTACTTTGCCTGATGGACAGGCTAGCCTTTGCGTTGCTTTGGGCAGGGCTGTTAAATACGGTGTTGAAATAAAGTTAGGTAAGGTAGCCAACGGGCCAACAAGTATTACTACTGCCTTTGTTGGAACAAAAGCTATTAAGGACAGGCTGGATTTAGAAGCCTTACACGATTTAGGTTTTATAAGTTTTATGAAACATTCGCAAAAAGCGGGTATTTACTTTGGTATTGACCGTATGGCTAGTATTGATGATTATCGGTTGTTAGCGTACGGGCGTATTGTAGATAAAGCTGCGGTTATTGCGGCGGCAACTTACTTACAAGAAATTGAGAACGATGTTGATTTAGACCCTGTTACCGGGTACCTGGATGAAATATCTATTAAGCATTTGGAAGGCATTATACGCCAACAAATAACCGTTGGTATGGGTGACCAGATAAGCGGGCTTATTGTGGTTATTAACCCTAGCCAGGATATTGAAACTACCAGTGCTATTAATATTAATTTAAGTGTTATACCGAAAGGATATACCAGTTACATAAATGTTATTATAGGGCTGGCGGCACCTGCTGCCAGTTAGAGTATTTTTTACAACCAATAATTTTTTACAAAATTTTAATATTTTACAATGCCAACATTACAAAGTTTTACAACTGGAGAGTGCGCCTGGGCGCAAACGCAATTAAAATTTTTAGGACGTACAGTTACTGGAAGTATGGGTTTTGAATTCGATTATGATATTGACAAAGAGCATTTGTTTGGTGCGGGCAGTAAGCCACTAGATATACAAAGCGGCAATGAAAAGCTTACTGGTAATTTGAAGGTTTTAAAATATGAATTTGATGGTTTTACAGATGCGGCACAACTTGCGGGTTACTCAACATTAGCGCATGTGCCACACCCATTAATTTTAATTACCTGCAGTTATAAAAAATTTGCAAATTCAAAAATGCGTATTATTGAAGCCAATGGCGTAAGCTTTATGAAAATGAATGTGGGTATGGAACAGAACGCAAAACATACTTTAATAACCCTGCCATTTTTAGCAATGGCCATACGTTTTTTATAACCCCTTTAAATAATATTTAAACAGCAGCAAAATGATTGAAACAAACAGCAATACCAGCTCTTTAAAAGAAATAAAAAAGCGTGAAAAAATTGCGAAAGAAATAGCAATACGTGCCAGGTGCGAGGCTTTAGCGATAGAGCGTTTTGGTGAGGACACAATAAAAAAATTAAGCAATGCGAATAAAGGCTTGTGGTATTTAAGTGTTATCGATAGCAACGATGAAACAGAGGCTATTGAGAAGTTTGCAATTATGAAACCTGTTGACAGGGCAATACTTAGTTACGCTGTTAGCAAAATGGAAGACGGTGGGCTATACGATTATTTAGGAGCCTGCATGAACGAGTGTTTTTTGGATGGAGACAGAGATATTTTAGACGATGACAATTACTTTATACCTGCTGCCAACAGTTTTAATAAAATGCTGGAAGGCAAAAAAGTTAACCTGCTAAAAAGGTAAAAGATGCCTCTAAGAAAACCGATATTAATAGTATCGGATTTCTTACAACTATGCTAGAGTATTACCTGCCAGGTCTGGACGCATCTGCTCTTAGCGATAATGACTTTATACAAAAAGTTGCTGACTTATTTACAATACGCCGCATGGAGAAAGAAAGCAAAATTGATGATGTTTTAAACAGGTTTGGGAATGGATAACAACACTTTGGAATTTATTGTTAAAATGAAAGATTTGGCTAGTAACCAGTTTGCGAAAATGGCGCAAACGGCTGGCAAAACTTTTAATGACATTAAACAAAGGGTGGAGACCGTTGGTACTGCTGCGCAAAAAACTTTTAGCAGGGTAAACACGAGCATAAGAAGTGCAGAACAAGGTAGCAAGTATTTTAGAACCAGTTTAGACGGCTTAAAAGGGGCATTGGAAGATGCCAAATTATATCGTGGTGCAACAAGATTAAAAAGTGAATTTGCGTTGGCAACAAGCGAGGTAAAAAAGCTGGAAGCTGAAATACAAAGTATGGAAGGTAAGGCAAACGCCAGTGCCAGCGGTGGTTTGGGAGCCTTGTTAAAAAAGGGATTGGCAGCGGCTGGTATAGGTATTAGTCTTGCAGCGGTAAGTGGTTTTGCAAAAGAAAGTGTACAAGCTGCCAATACCTACGAGACACAGAAAGTTAGCTACGGTGTGCTTACAGGCAATAAGGGCGTAGGTAATGCGCTTACCGGTGAGCTGCGTGGTTTAAAAGAAAACACAATTTTGGGGCCAGCGGTTTACCAAACAGCGCAAACCATGCTGGGTTTTGGCATTGCGGCAAAAGATGTAATTGGCGATGTAAAAATGCTGGGTGATGTAAGTATGGGCGATGCCAATAAATTACAGCATTTAACATTGGCATTTAGTGAGGTACAAGCCGCAGGAAAATTAAGCGCAAAAGAAGTTCGGCAAATGGTGTACCAGGGCTTTAACCCGTTGCAGGAAATTAGCCGTACAACAGGCAAGAGCATGGAGGAATTAAGAAAGCAAATGCACGATGGAGGCATTACCTCTGCAATGGTTACAGATGCGTTTAAAAGTGCCACTGGTGAGGGTGGAAGGTTTAATAATATGATGGGTACAATAGCCTCTACCAGCGGTGGAAAGCTTGCCATTTTTGAAGGCCGTGTAGCTAGTTTAAAAATTGCAATTGGTGAAAGATTGCAGCCTGCTGTTAATGCAGTTGTTGTACAATTAACGAGCTGGGTAACAACAATTAAAGAATGGTTTGAAATACCTGTAGCTACACAAGTGGATGGACAGATACAAAAGATATTAGAGCTGCAGACGCAACTTACATCTGTTAACACATCGGAAGGTGAAAGGGTTAAGCTGATGAAAGAATTAGAGCAGATTAATCCAAATATTGTTGCAGGAATAAATGCTCAATCTATTGAGTACGGAAAATTACAGACGAATATAAATGGGGTAATAGGTGCGCTAGTGCAAAAGAAAATTGCGGAAAATATTAAAAATGATAACGTAGATACTATTACTGATTATAATGAAGCGGTAAAGGCTCGGGGTGATTTAAATGCTAAGTCTCTAAGTACCCTTGTTAGAATAGACCCTACGATGGCAGCTAGAACGGACTTGGGTTACGGAGAGAAAGAAATTGCAGTCCAAAATAATTTAAAGCAAATAATTCAGTCTGGTAAAAGCCATATACAATTTTCAAATTCTACCAGTACTGTTGGCCTTGGTGCTGCTACTGGCGGAACGTATTCTAATGTAGAAAAGGATCAGTTACATGAGTTAAGTGGTCTAATTGCTCAATCAAATGTTCAGGGTAAAATAATAGATGCCCTTACGCCAAAATACAACAAAATACAGGAGAGTATGGCCAATGCTACTAAAATATATCAACAATCGTTTGGTATATCTAATATGGTTGTAGCCGGGCAGGCAGCTGGTGGCAACAAAAATAAAGAGGGTGAAGAGACAACAGGGAATGGCAAAGGGGGCAAAGGTGGCGGCGGTGGTGGTGGCGGAAGCATTGCTAGTGGCATAACAGGAAGTGGTCCACGCGTTATTAATATTAATGGGGTAAAGTTTGCGGACAAAATAGAATTTCATGCCCATAGTGGTGATGAAGTTATGCACAAGGGCGAAGAAAAGTTTCAAGAAATGTATTTAAGAATTTTAAACAGCGGAGCATCCGTACAATAAAATGATACCATCGCCAGCACTGATTTTAGACATTGCCGACTTGTTTAAAAAGCAATTTGGGGTTAAACATTATGTAGTACAAGGTACTTTACCCTACGCGGATAATAATGTATTGGGAGATCCTTATAAGGTTAATGGGATTGCAGATACAGAAATAAAACAGGATAAGTCTGAATACACACCAACAGGCTCGCTGATACGAGAAAAGTATTTAGGTGTTGATATATTTTTACCAATAAGACTATACGAAGAAAGCAACATTAAATTATTAATGTACCTGCCTTATTGTGTGCTAAGAATTAGCGGTAAGAATAATTATATAAGTACACCTATGATTGACCGTATTGGCTCGGTTAAAGAACTCTATAACGCCGATGATTATAAAATAAGTATTAAGGGGTTTTTGATTGGTGCGGATAGAAAATTCCCTGAGAGCGAATTGAAATTATTAAATGATTTGAGACTTACTAAAACCGCTTTAGTAATTGATAATGCCATTACCAATATTTTTTTAAGCAACCCGGCTTTGGCTGACAGCGAGCAACGCCGAGTTGTAATAACGGATTTTGATTTGCATGAGGTACAGGGTGGCAGGGAGCATGTTAGGCCGTTTACAATGACCTTAGAAAGCGATACCATTTTTGATTTAGAAATTAAATAAAATTAGTAGCTGGCACTATGTTTAGAATGCAATGCAATATTAAAATTGGGTCTTTTAAAGCTATTAAACCGCACAGCCTTAGTTGGAGGCGGAGCCTTGCAAACTATAGCGATATGGCGGTTTTTATAGTGCCGGGTGTGGCTCGGTTACATACTACCGATAACCAGTATGCGATTGTAAATAGTGCAGAACAATTTGCGGAAGGTATGGCGGTTAGTGCGTTTGCTGGCTATAACGATGTGCAGCAATTACGGTTTATGGGCTTTATTCGCCATATAAATTACACTATACCTGTTGAAGTAGAGTGTGAGGGTTACAGCTATCTTTTAAGAAAAAAAGAAGGCTATACAGCCAGCTATAAAACTACTACGGCAAAGGAGGTTTTAACCGATTTGTGCGCTGGCACCTTAATTAAAATTAGTAACGATATACCCGATATTCCTTTAGAAAAAATATTCTTTAAAAATGTAAAGGGTACGGATGTTTTGGAATATTTAAAAGAAAAATGTTTACTATCTGTTTATTTTAAAATGGACACTTTGTATTGCGGGTTGTTAATGCCGGACGCAAGTAAAACAGTAAAGCTGCGGCTTGGTTGGAACGTTATAAAAGACAATGATTTAAAGTTTGAAACCAACAGAGAGCTGGCGAAAGTGAATTTACAAATTGAGTTTAGAAATAAAGACGGCAGTAAAGTAAAAGTACAGTCTGGCCCCGCAGATGGAGAGGTAAAAGTCTTAAAAATAGAAAACGTTTATGATCCTGGAGTGATTGAAAAAATTGTACAACGTTTGAAAAATAAAATAATCTTTAGAGGCTACGAGGGAATGATAACCTTGTTTGCAACCCCTTATATAGAGCCGGGCAATGCGGCTTATATTTTTGATAAGCGTTACCCACAACGTACCGGCACTTACTTTGTTGAAGCGGTTGACGGTGATTTTAGTAAAAGCGGTGGAAGGCAAAAAGTAAAAATTGGAGCTAGTTTATAAATGGAAAAAGACGAGCAAATAAGGGAGGGCTTACAAAAAATTGCCGCTGGTTTTGGGCCTGTAGCAACAATGCTGGTTAAGGTTTTAAGTGTAGATGAGGATGCAAAAACCTGCGAGGTGCTGGATGATAATATTACTTATTACGATGTGCGTTTACGCCCTGTTTTAAATGGTAATGAAAGTATAACCATTTACCCAAAAGTGGGTAGCTGGGTTTTAATATTACGGATTGAAGCGGATGAAACCTGGCAGGTGGTAAGTGTTGATGTTGCGGACAAATTTAGAGTGGTAACAGATACCACCACATTTGAAATTGGCGAAGGTTTTTTACTGCAAAAGGATAATGATACTTTAAAAGATGTGCTCACTTTAATTATAGAAGCAGTACAACAAATTATAGTATTACAAGGCACTAATCCGGATAGAATAAAATTGCAAAACGCATTGCTAAAAGCTAATAATATTTTTAAATAATGGCACTTGATAAAGACATTTTAGGAAAGGATTTATATAACAGGGCTAATGCTTTTAATGAAACATTTATTGAACCTGCTAATATAGAGGCGCAACGGTTGTTATACTGGCAAAATATAGCCGATGGTATTATAACACATTTTAAAACCAATGGTGTTTTTAATGTACCGGGTGCTGGATTGGTTGCTCCAAATGGGCCGGTAAGCGGCATTAGTATAACAGGTACAATTTTATAATTATGAATGATATTTTAGTTGATAACAACGGGGCGGTAATGGTGGCAAACGGGGATTTTGCCACTGGGTTTAGTACACCCCAGCATAAAAAACATTTGTTGTTATTTACGAAGGGCTCGCTTAAAGAAAATATAACCGTTGGTGTTGGTGCCGCTGTTTATTTGGAGGCGGAGGATGACGCTGGATTGTTTAGAGAAATACTAATACAGCTTACCGGCGATGGGATGAAGGATGTACAGGTTTTAAGAAACGAACAAGGACTTTTAGAAATTTTGGGAGACTATTAATGAAGACAGTTACAACATTAGACAATCAGGCACTTATTGACATTGCCATGCAGGAGCTTGGCGACGTGGAGCGTGTTAATGAAATAATGTTATTGAACGACTTACCCTTAACAGCCAATTTAACCGCTGGTACAATTTTATTTGTACCCGACTTTAATTTGACTAAAAGAAGGGTCGTTAACTTATTTAGTAAAAAAAGTTTGGCACCGGCGAGCCTGGATGATGAGGATGATTTAATACGCTTGCCTCCCGGGGGCATTGGCTTTATGCAAATAGGAAATTCATTTATAGTAAGCTAAATATTATGGCAAGACAAATACAAATTATAAAGCAGGTAATGCTAGACCAAAAGGCGGCAATGCCTGTATTGAATGCACTAAATAGCACCAGTGCAGTTGCTGTTTGGAATTTAATATTATACATTGTTGCAGCCTCAATTTGGGCTTTGGAAACCTTACAGGATATTTTTACGCAGCAAATAAATGATACAATTGCAACGCTTAAGCCGCATAGCAATCGTTGGTATGCTAATATAGCTTTGCAATTTATGTATGGCTTAAACCTTGTTGCTGAAAGTGATTATTACGACACTACCGGAATGACAGATGCACAAATTGCGGCTGCTAAAATTGTGGCTTATGCGGCGGTTGTGGAACAAGAAAGAGGCATACGGATTAAGGTTGCAAAGTTGGCTGGCAGTGACCTTACTTTTTTATCTGATGCTGAATTGCTGGCCTTTACAGAGTATATGAGCCGGGTTAAAGATGCGGGTGTAAAGCTGCTAATTACCAGTGGTGTGGCTGATAGCTTACAGTTAACGTTACAGGTGTTTTATAACCCGTTGGTGCTGGATTATACGGGCGCACGATTAGACGGAACAGATGCCACGCCTGTACAAAGTGCGGTAGATGCTTACCTTAAAAATTTGCCTTTTAATGGCGTTTTTGTAACAGAGTATTTGATTGATGCTTTGCAAAAAGTTGATGGCGTTGTAATACCACATCTATTTTTAGCAAGTGCCCGTTACGGAGCATTGCTTTATACCAATTTTGCGGTAAAATATACACCTGATGCAGGCTACTTACGCGTTTATACCCCAACAGATTTAACGATACAATTCACCGCCCAAAGCGTTATATAATGGCATACGATGTATATGATATTGATTATAAAAAAATAGTTAAGTGGTGGACACCCTACCCACTAAGGGATGTTTTTTTACTTACTTATTTGGGTGTTATAATATACCCGATTGCGCAGGTTCATCAACTTTTTTTGCGGTTTAAAACTGCAAAACTTTACCAGTTAAAAATAACACCACAGGTTTGTTATTTAGAAAAAATGCTGAATGATGCGTTTGATTTTACAGCACGTAGAATTTGGATTGATGACGCCATTTGGTACCAGCCAACTTATTTATACCAGGAGAATGAATTGAAGCCAGTGGCACTAAGTACGGATGCGGAAAATAAACCAATCTACTTATACCAAGAAGGAGAAGTCGGTGATTTTAAAGATGATTTTGTTGTGTACGTGCCGGCTAC